TCACGCAGCATTGCTGAACCACGCAGTGGGTATGTGTCCCTCGCACCACGGAAAACCATGACGCTCTGCCCACTGCCAGTAACGCAGTGATCGTGGTGCCTTTGACAACTTGGCCTTTGCGTTTTGAAAGCAGAGACGCAGGTCTAGGTCAGGGTGTGACTGCTTAACGCTGCGCAATTTGCGCCGGTCTTCTGCAGTCAGTAACCCCTTGGCCTCCACGACACAGTCAGGAAGGATGAAGTCAGGGGTGTAGACCGCCTGGATTATGTAGTCGTAATGCTGGCTCTCGTAGTTAAAAGCCAGCTCACGCTTGTTAAGGCTGGACGCAATGCCAGCCTCAAACTTGCTGCGAAACCTAAAAGTCCCCGACTGCTTTGGTTGCGACCGCCTCGGCTTGTGAGGTTGCCGCCTTCGCGCTGTCTTCCCATCCACCTTCGACCGCATCAAACCCTGTGCCTCCCTGCGTGTACTCAACAGGCTTGATGACCTGCACCTCTTGGATGCTCAGCGTGATGCCAACACCGATGGGCGCAGAGTACGGGCGGGCTTGCACCTTGACCCGACCAAGTGTGCCTGCCCCTAGCTTTTGTAGTGGGGCACGGTTGCTGACCATGCAACCTTTGCCGTCAAAGATTGGCAGCTGTACGTCCCATGCTGTGCCGTCTTTGCGAATGCCCTTTGCCTTGCGCTTGCACTTGAGCTTGATAACGGGATTGCCCTGGTCATCGGAGGTTGCTGTCCATGGCTGCGGATCAACCAGCTTCCACGCCTTGTTTGGATCAGAGTCCTTGCAAGCTTTCTTCCAATCCTCAAGGTGTGCTTCTAGTTTTTCAACCAGTTCCATGCCTTGCTCGGCAGGCACCAGCACCTCGACCTTGTACTCACACTTTTCAAACTTGGTGTCGGGCTCAACTAACCAGCTGTACCTGAACTCACCTTTGGGGGTGACAAATGACAGCGGTTCTGGATTCTCGAAATTCATGTGATGAAGTAGTTACTTGTCTGAACTTGGGACAGGTCAAGCTTGCCTAGGACAGGCCGCGGCGGAAGCTTGGCTTTGCTTTTGTTTGAGAGTTGCGCAAGCAGCTGATCGACGATGGTGTCAAAGCTGCTGGCTGCATACAGGTCAGCGAACGTAGTGCGAACTGAGTTGCGTACCTGATTCATTTCCGCTGGTGTCGTTACGAAGCAATCATGGATTCCTCCAAGGTTGCACACCCCATGTGACATGGCGTGATTCGTAACCAGGGCCATGTGACTGGCGTCCTGGCTGTGCACGACATTGGGGCTAAGCCCCCGTGCCATGCGCTGCTGGTCAAGACCGAGGTCATCGACTTTGCAGCGGACGTCTAAGCGGACGTCGGAAAGATACCGCAACCTGATTCTTTTGTCTTGAACATTTGAATACATCTGCTGCACAAGCAGGCCTGATGGGGTGACCCATCGCAAGGCCACATCCTCTTTGCCTGCTGCTCTGCCAAGGGCACGCAGGTATTCCATGGCTTGTTCAGCGTGGCCAATTAATGCACGAGCTTCAGCGTGCAAGATCTGCGCCATGAAGTGCATCGCTGACATGGCACCTGCCTTGTGTGGCCATGCACCAGGGCCAAGCAGTTCATCAGCACGCTTCAAAGCCCACGCCCAGCAAGCGTGGTAGTAGGCAATAGGTGTCGCTGAGTAGGGCAGTGTCATCACGATGGGCTTAGCCAAGCTGCGGTCAGGCTGCAGCGCCAGCCACTTGCTTGCCCGTGGGTCATCGCTGTCCCGCAGGCGTGTCAAGACACGGGTCATGACCATGCCGTAGATGTCCTGGGGCTGGTCGTTATCAACCAGATTGACCATGGCCCCCATGTCTTCGCTGCGCAGCAGCCCGCTGTAGTGCTGGATGCCGGAGCATGTGCAGTCAAGCGTTACTGGCAGCGTGCATAAGTAGCCAAAGCCGACGTCACTGAACTCTTTGTAAGCACGGCAAAAAGCAAGGAATTGCCATGGCTTGTCTGCCTTTAACCAAAACTCAGGCTGCAGCCATGGGTCAGCGCCAACCTGTCTGATGTTGCGCCGGTTCTCATAGACCCAGTCGACACGGGTGCGGTAGTCATGCTTCCCCATGCCATAGACGTTGGCTCCATGGACCCGCAGCCAATCAGCTTGGCTCTCGTTAGTGATTGCAACGCCCTTGGAAAAGCGCAGCAGGGACCGACAGGCTTCATTCCCTTGTGGATTTAAGAAAGGTTGGCGATAAAAGTACCTGCCCCTGAAATCCAGGGACATGGTGAAGTAAATGCACGGCTCGTCTGCAAACCGACGGGCAACCCAGAGCATCTTGGCCTGGTTGATGCGTGCGCACAGGGTGCGCTCGTTCTTTTCGTGGATGCGCTTGGCTTGCTTGCGCCATGCCACAACACCGGGGTCATTGTCTTGCAAGTGCTTGGGGTACGGCGGCACCGGCCACCCCTCACGGGGCAGCAGGCAGCCAACCTCCATGCACTGGTCATAGGCCAGCTGGATCTGCTCCAGCATCCAGCCATCGACCGACCACGGGACAGATTGCTGTTTGTTTGCGGCGCCTATAAAAGCTTCGCTCCCGTCGCTGTGTGCGGCGACGATCTGGGCGTTGCTCTTTAAAAGCTCGGTCGACAGATGCTTGCTGTAGTAACCACCGTTGGTAGGCGCTGTCCATGGGCGTGGCGGGATGACAAGGGGTAGGTAGTTGGGTGTCATGAGCAGCTGCTTGCTGTGCACCTGCTCAATCCAATCCATGCACGCTTGCGTCGGCTTTATGACACGGCGGCATGGCTTGGTGCTGTGATCTAGCTCGATTGCAATCAATCCAGTGTGTTTAGCCAGCATGTAAACCAGGAAGATCCCAGTTGCCATGCGTTCTTTTGGTGTCCACTCTTCAGTGGCCTGCATGCGGCGGATCACTGCTTGCTTGTGTGAGCCACGGCCACGAGCCTGCTTGTACCAACCCAGCTCACGCAAGGTGGCACGATCAAGCATCGTCTCAGTCCATAGCCTGTCTGAGACATCAGCAGCCACATGATGCAACGTGTGACTGCTGCTTATGCAGTCGACCACAGTCCGAGCAGCTGTGGCCGCCACTTGTTGGGGAGGCAAGTGGGTTAAGGGTGAAAGCAGGGCAAACGATGGCCCTGCTTTTCCCGCTTCAATGCGGCGGCGGATCGCCCGCAGGTGGGGCACCAGCTGTTCCACGCCTAGCGCAGACAGGTGTTCGCCCCACTTGCTGAGTGATTGCTGCCCCTTTAAGCGTTGACGGTGTGCAATCAGCTCGACCCTGTCACGGCCGAGCGTAAGCATCTCCCGCTCCAGCGCTAACTGATCCTCCTTGGTTCGGGTCACGTTCAAGCAAAGCAATGGTGTTGGTTAAAACCTCCGGGTTGAGGTGGCTGTAGCGCTCAGTCACGTTGATGTTGCTATGACCCAACACCTTTTGAACTGCGTATAGAGAGGCACCACGTTGCACCAGGCGAGATGCGCAGGTGTGCCGGCAGGCATGAGGCACCAGCTCTTTGTCTTCTGACAAGCCCAGCTCAGCCCGCACCTGGCGCCATGCCTCGCCCACCTTCCAGCCGGGCACGTCATGAAACACCCTTGGCCCTTGCATGCGCTTGGCTACCAACTCAGCAACACGCCGGGTCATAGGAACAGAGCGGGGCAGGTCGCTCTTGTTTTTCCATATCTCCAGCATGTTGGTCTCAAAGTTGCAGTCACACGGGCGCAGTGCAAGCACCTCGCCCTTGCGCATGCCGGTGTCGAGCAGGGTAACGATCACGTCATGCACGCCTGGCCCGCCACGTTGCAGCAGGCCCGCCAGCATGGCCGCCTCCTCGCTTTGGGTTAGGTATCTGGTGCGTCCTGGATCAGATCGGAGGGCTGGCAGAAAGGGCTTGTGGCTGCAACCACCCCTCCGCATGGCGTCTCGGTAGACAGCCGACAGCATGTTCAGCTTGCGCTTAATCGTGCTGTTCTTGTTGCCCTTGTTGCGGCAGTGTTTGACGAACCCGTCAACGTCAGTGGTGGCGATGTTGTCAAGCAACTTGCCACTGCCAAAGAACCGAGCGACGTCCAGTAATTGGCTGCGGTCCTGCTTGGTGGCCCGCTCTCTGTGCTCAAGCGTGAAGTCCACGCCCTGGCCGAGGGTCCACGTCATGACAACGCACCTTGCACAAACGCATCGCGCAATCGATGCCAAAGCGCTGCATCGCTTGCGTCTAAATCATCACGGGCAAGCGTTGGCATGGTTGCTTGCAACCACTGATTGAACTCTGCCTCTGCTCTCTCTTGCCTGGTAAGAATTTTTGCTGGCGCATCAGGCAGCATCATCCAATGGGTGTAGCCAAAGCTGGGCAAGTTCCAAGCGCCGACCCAGAACCCGCGGGCTGGGCCATACCAAAGCACCTCATGTGTGTTGTTGGCGTGCTTGCGTTCGGGCTTTTTAGTTTCGACTTCGTACATCTCAGACAGTGCCCCCAAATCTGGTGTCGTCGATGGTGCTGGTTGCTTTGTTGAGGACTGCACGGGCGAACTGTGAATAGAGCGAAGTCTGCTGGGAGTTGGGTTCATTGTTTGTCGTGGCTTTGTACCACTCGCGGAACATCGTGTGGATCTCGTAGTCGGTCGGAATGCTCATGAGTTGGGGTGCTGTTACAAGCAAGGGCAAAGGCGTAGGCAGCCAGGAGCTGAGCTAAGCCCAGCCCGAGGATCATTCGTCCACTCATAGCGGCCTCACAGCTCGTCGATCTGGCGCTGCAACTCAACGTTGCGGTGCCGTATCTGCTCCATCAGCTGGCCGTGACCTGCTGTCGGGTCGTTGCTGCTGATAAGCCAGGCTGCGCCAATGACGGCGAGCGCTGAGCCGTACAGCAAGACCCGCAGGTAGTTGTTCAGGCTCATGCCTCTACCTCCTGGATGTCTTGCTTGACGCATTGCAAGGCTTGATGCTCCAGCTCGTTGGCTGCTATGTCGGCGTTAAACGGCGGCCCCCAGTTGCTGTGCTTTTCTGACCAATAAAAACGCAAGCCTTCAGCCAGCAAGAAGCCCAGCATCTGGGCCTCGCTGCGACCGTCAGCCGCTGCTGATTGCGTGATTAAAGCTTGTTGTAGTTCTGTCAGCTTCACGCGTACACCTCCTGGTCGATCAGCTCGGCTGCACCTTCGAGGATGTTGTAGGTCTCGCCGACCAAGTCCTCAAAGCTTTCGAACAGGTCGCCCGATTGGTCACCGCATGGGTCAACCCATGCAATACCGCCGGGCTGCTGCTTGCAGGTCCAGTTGCTGATCTCTTCCATGACGGACGAGTAGGCGTTGATGCTGCCGCTGACGGTGGCCCGTCGCAGGCGTTGCGTCATCGTCATTGGCCTACCCCCGACATGCTGGTGAAGTCGTAGGTCTCCCGAGCCTGCAGGAGCTTGTTGCTGATCTCAAACCACGGCGCAACTAGATCCCAGTGCGTCGGGTTCGCCTTGCAGTCGGCGTCCAGCTGGTTGGCATAGGCCAGGGCCTGGGCTCTAGTGCTGAAGCTGTCGACGTAGTCAATACAGCCGCAGTCGTGAACGTAAACATGAAAAGCCATAAGCCTTTGATTGTGGTGGGTGTGGGTGCAGGTGAGGGCACCAGGGAACCCCGAAGGGCTCCAGGTTGCCGTCAACAGCAAGCCAGCGCAGCTGTGCTGTAGATCTGCTCAATGGGGTAGCTGTGCCCCTCAATGTCGCTGTCTCGGTAGAAGTACAGCTGGCAGCCGCGTGGGTCGCCTTGGTGGTAGATGTGGCCGCCGCATTGCTCCGCAATCTCACGGGCTGTTGCCAACCAGCGGGACTCGCGGTCAGGGATGACAGGGCCGCGGCGTGTCGGTGTGCCGTACTGGTCCCGCATGTAACGCCTGGGCGTGTTGTCGTCGTCCCACTGAATGACGCCGTTGCACTCGTGCTCGGCCCACTGATGGAGCTTGCGTTCCAAGCGGCAGAGCTTCGCAAATGATGCGGGTGGGATGCGTTGTTGCATAACTCGTCTGGGTGTGGTGGGTGTGCTGGTGAGACCAGCAGAGAGCCCCGTAGGACTCAGTGCTGATGTCGTCACTCCTGGCTGATGTCGTAGGCCACCCGCAGGTGGCGCCGGAGTGCTTCGTGGGCCTCCCAGCCGTTGAATGGCTGGTTGAGCCCATCGAGGGCGTCGATCAGGGCGTCGAGCTGGTCAGGTGTGAGCCTGACGTCGACACAGCGGCCGGAGATGGTGCGGATCATCGGACCAAGGAGACCCAAAGGATCTTGTTGCCACGCATGGAGCGCAGCGCTGCCACCTTGTCGACCGCCTGGGCGTGACTGGTGGCGTTGATGGCGACGCTGGCAGGAGTGCCGGCGGCCGTCTCGACCTGAACCTTGAATAGGTACATAAGAGAGCTGGGGTGGTGGGTGTGTTTGCTGGGCGGCTACGGAAGAAGACAGCCAGCAAGCAGGCAGGCCAGCCGCGTCAGAGCCGCGATGGTCGTCCTGGTGTCATCATAAGCGACACCCGGGGCAGGTGGCAACTTATTCGTGGACCCCACCGGGGGGTAGGCAGCCGCAGCCCCCCTACGTAAACCCCTCACATTTTTGCGCCATTTTTGGGCTCCAAGATGCCACCAGATGCCACCCAAATAATCCTTAGGAACCCTTAGGACTCCTATATAGGGGGACTTATTGTGTTCTTCTTATGTGGACAGCTAGTGACAGCAAGGGTTTCTGAGGGCTATGTTGCTTGTAACCCGACGTAGTCCTACCCCCGGAGGACCGTCAGGTGAGAAATCCTCCTGTGGTGGGTAGGATTTCTCTATTAATTGCAAGGGTTAAATGAGGGACATCAATGACACCCTTGCTGATTTGCATGAAGGGTTAGCAGAGCATTTGAAGTACAAGCTTGATGACGGGACAATTAGCGTTAGTGAGTTAAATGTGTTGCGGCAGTTTTTGAAAGACAACCAAGTGAGTGCACAGCCAGTAGAGGGGACACCATTTGGTGATTTAGCGGCGCAATTACCGGAGATTGAGAACGTTGTGCAGTTCAAACGGTCTGCTAGTTAGTGGCAAAGAAGCAGCAGAGCTGGGGTTCACTGCCGGAGCCGTTTAATCAGGACTTCAGGTACTTCTTGGTGTTGGTGTGGCGGCAATTGCAGCTACCAGATCCGACACCAGTGCAATTGGACATTGCGCATTACATGCAGCACGGCAGCAATCGTCGGATTGTCGAAGCGTTTCGTGGTGTTGGTAAGAGCTGGATGGCCGCGGCCTATGTGTTGTGGCTACTGAGGAACGATCCACAGAAAAAGATCATGGTGGTGTCAGCGTCAAAGACGCGTGCAGATGACTTTTCGCAGTTTTGCTTGCGGTTGATTAGGGAGATGCCGTTGCTGCAGTGTCTTGACCCAGATCGAGATGAGCAAAGAAGTGCAGGGAACAGGTTTGATGTACGGCCAGCCATACCTGACCAGAGTCCGTCGTTGAAATCAGTTGGGATCTTTGGTCAGTTGACCGGAAGTCGTGCAGACACGTTGGTTTGTGATGACGCAGAGGTTCCAAATACCAGCTGGACTGTCGGTATGCGTGAAAAGCTGCTGGCGTCTGTCGGTGAGTTCAACGCAATCCTGAAACCAGGGGGCGACATTATTTTTCTGGGCACGCCCCAAACGGAGGAGTCGCTTTACAACAAGCTGCGCTTACGGGGTTACGAATGCCGGATATGGCCAGCCAGGTATCCAACACACCCAGAGCGGTACGGGGACAGCCTGGCCCCATTCATCAGTGAGCACATTGTCGATGGTGCCGGCCAACCGACAGACCCGCGACGTTTCTCCGAAATAGATCTGGTTGAGCGGGAGGCCTCGTATGGGCGGAGCCAATTCGCGCTGCAATTCCAGCTCGATACCACTCTGAGCGACATGCAGCGATACCCACTCAAAGTGAGTGACTTGTTGGTGTTGGAACTCAAAGATCATGCGCCAGAGAAGTTGGTGTGGTCTGGTGGTG